TGTAAAGAATAATTGTAATTGCTCTGGTAACAATTACGTAATAAACTTCTATTAATATGGCAAGTTGCAGAAAATGTGGAGCAAAGTTTGGATGCGGATGTCAACTAATTAATGGATTGTGCGCAGCTTGTCATGCTGCTGCAGCACAAGTAAAACAATCTTTTAAAAATGTTATATCCAAGATTGGTAAGCACTGATTGTTCAACAATCCCTGCTCTACTGCACGACATAGACCATAAGCTGAATGAATTAGGTGCTAACCTATACAACAATGTTGTATACATGTTAAACCAACCTGTTCCTGCTACAGCAATTATTGATCTCTTGAACTACAAGAGAATTCTTACATTCAAATGGTGTAACCCTGATTATGCTAGCAGTTACACCGTTGAGCAAATCGCTAGCAGAGTAAAAATTTTAAAATACAAATAATGAGCAACTGCAATAATTGTTATAACGGATGTGCTGAGATTGTTTCAGACCAGTGCGTTAAATATACAGGAGTTGACATTCCTGAGCTTGGTATTGAGAACGGTGATACACTTGCACATGTAGAACAACAAATCACCACTTTCCTCGTTGGTACATTGGATGGTACAGGAATCAATTTAACTATTGATGAAGCTATCATTTGTAATCTGGTAAGTCAGTATCTCCCTGTATGTGCACCTTGTACAACTATATCAGTACTGGATGTTGTCACAGCCCTCATCAAGGCTGCTTGTGATCTTCAAGAACAAGTTGATGATATTGTTGCTGAGCTTGCTACACTGAACGCTAACTATGATGTTAGTTGTCTGAGTGGTGTTGTAGATTCTGATGATACGCATGATGTTCTCCAAGCTACAATTGATAAGGTGTGTCAGCTTGAGATTGACCTAGCAGCTCTTGCTCTTGATGTAAGTACAAACTACGTAAAGCTTGCTGACCTGAATGGTCTGATCGCTGCTTACATTGCAAGCACTGCTTCTTCAGGACAGCAGTACACCAAAATGGTTCCTTACACAGTTGTTGAATACTACGGTCCTCTCACCAACTTTGATGCTGGTGGTGTAGGTCTTGCTGGTCTTGGTTGGGATAAAATCTACTTGTGCAATGGTGCAAATGGTACTCCTGATAAGCGTGGAAGACTGCCTGTAAGTGTTACAGCTGTTCCTGGTGGGGGTGCATATAATGCTGCTGTAGATCCTGGTATTGCTGGTAATCCCAACTATACACTGTCTATGATCACTGGTGCAAACAATGTTGTTCTTGATACTACACAGATTCCTGCACACACGCACGCAGCCTCTGTAAACATTATAGATCCTGGACACACTCACACGCTTCCTAACGTATGGAATGAGGATTATACAGGACACTTTGGAAGTGGTGGTAACTTTAACGAAGGACCCACAACAGACATTACAGGATCTTCTACAACAGGCCTCACTAATATTAATGTCACTGTGACAAATTCCTCTACAGGAGGTGGCTTGTCTCACAATAATATTCCCCCTGTTCTGGCTTGTTATTACATTATGTACATCCCATAAAACTAACTTAAATGTCTTGTTTACCAACCAGTCCTTGTTTTACAGGAGGCAGTATTGTACCCTCAGGAACTAACTGTGGAGCAGATCCTTGTGACACCAAGCTGAAGATCTCCAACTTAATCAAGTACGTAGGTCCCAATCTTCCTTGCACAGGCATTGACACTTGTGATGATCTTACGACCATCCTCCAAAAACTAGAACTGGCTATTTGTCAACTTACAACCACTACTACCACCACAATTGCTTAAGAATCAATAAGTTATGGTTGTTACAATAACTCTTACTACTGCTGGGGCTGACACAGGACCCTTCAATCTGTATTCAGATGTTGATGGGTATACATCAGCTTTTGAGGTGGGGGTGTCTAAAGCAGCTCTCTTGGCTGGGTATACTTCCTACATAGCACCTAACGGTACAACTATTGTCAGGGTGATGTCTAGCGGAGCTTGCACAAACTATATAGATCTTACACTGACTATATGTACCACCACAACCACCACTACATTAGCTCCTGAGAATCTGATGATTTACTTGTCTTCTGAGAGTGGTAACGGTAATATTAATAATGCTGAGGTGTACTATTCAATTCAGCCTCCTCCTTTCTTGGGAACTCAGCCAGAACCTCTTGGTTTAACATGGACACAGTTGATAAATGGATTTACAATCCCTGAATGTCCTACAGCCCCATCATTAGCAGGTACAATAAGCATCCCTACTGGACAATACGCATATATTCAAGTGCGTACATCTGGAGGAGCAAATATTTATTTCATTGGTTACACCAACTTCAATCCTTGTGTATCTGGTGTTGTGGGAAGCTTGTATACAGCTAGTTATGCACACAACTCCCCAGGAGCCACTACAAGTACTTACTACAGAGTGAACAATCCTATAACAACACAACCCCATACTCCTTAAAAACCAATGAGTTATGGTGATATTAAAAACCCTGTTTTGTTGGTTTTACGGGGTATCTCCTGGGGGTGTCTACCCCTGGGAGTTTTTATTTAACTAAGTTTGTTAGAACTGATAACGGGCTTGGTTAAAATAATTTGGAAAATATAAAATTTATTTCGTACCTTTACTCTAATTTTAACTAAAATCCACTTTGCATGTCTGGAAATCAACACCTTTTGCAGCAGTTAGAACAGCTCCTGCGAATGAAGAGAAGTAGGAAATTTTACGCTGAAAGACTTGGAATTACAGAAATGGAGGTAGCAAATTTGCTAGAGGAATTAAGGAATGGTGAGGGGAAAACATCAGAAGCTGAATCAGGGAATTATATAAGTGAGCTAGAAGATACATTGGTAAGATTTGTTGAGGATGTATCTAAAGGAACTGGTGAGGTGGTATTCAACTCTAAAGAAGAAATCAAGAGTTTAGATGAGTTGATTGAGAAGTGCAAGATTGACACAACCAAATGGGAAATAACTAAATACGTCCAGAACTACTGGGGAAACGCTGAGACTCCTCACTACCAAGTGAAAGCTTGGTTGGGAAGAAAAAAGAATGAGCAGGTTTTCCAAGATAGTTTCATCTCATTTCTAGAGAGCTATGAACCTAGTGCTCCAACAGTTAAAGAACCTCCGTACAATGAGCTGAAAAGAGAAGGATGTCTTGTAATCAATAAACAAGATGCTCATTTCAACAAGCTCGATATTTATGGAGACAACAATATAGAAGAGAGATTTAACACATTTTTGCAGAAGTTAGAAATAATTCTTAACCAAGCAACTTTGTCCAATAACATTACTTATGCAACGTATGTTATAGGATCGGACGAATTTAACAGTGAGTTCACTGGAACAACTACAAGAGGAACACCTCAACAGAACATTCTCTCCTACCACGAAAGCTTTCGCAAAATATGTGAACATGAGGTGAAAGCAATCAATCTTCTCTTAGAGAAGGTTACAGCGTTAGAGGTAATATTTGTTTCTGGTAATCATGATGAGTTTGTGGGTTGGCACTTGGCTAGCTGGTTGCAAACTTATTTCAGAAACAATTTCAGAGTGCTCTTTGAGATATCTCCAAGATATAGAAAGTATGCAGAATTTGGTGGAACATTGATGATGTTCAATCATGGTGATGCTCTAAAGCCTGCAAAACTGGCTCACTTATTCCCAATGGAATACAAGCACAGTTGGTCAGAATATGAACATTTCTACATCTTTACAGGAGACAAGCATCATGAGATGAGCTTGGATTTCAATGGTATTAAGTTCTATCAACTCCCTGCTCTTTCTAAAGCAAAGAGCTCTTGGGATGATAAGAATGGATATACAGTGACCAAGGCTGAGTTGACAGTGTTCCTGATTGATTATGAGGATGGTATGACTAATATATTCAAACAGTATTTATAATGGCAACTTTAAGGAAATTGGTTTCTGATGTACGCTCTATGCACAAGCTTCTGTCTACAGATAGCTTAGTGACAGATAGAGCTATTGCATCTGAGATTAGAAATAACAGTCTCCTTTTAATCAAAAGGGAAACCAACCTTAGAAAGCTGTGGGCTACATCAACCCTGTTCACCACTATCCCTTGTTTAGAGATGATAGAGGTGCCAATCTCTGAATGCTGTGGATATGTAGATCCTTGCTCTGTAGCAAGAAGTAAATTTAAGCTCCCTCGCATTTCTGAGGGCAACTACCAATATTTGATTCAGGGTGTTTGGTCTATCAATGCTATGGGTGGGATGGGTAAGAAGTTGAAGGAAATTACTATCAACCGTTACATCAATTTGCTCAAGCTTCCTATTATTAAAAATGAGTCCTATTATTGGATAATTAATGATTACTTGTATGTAAGCAACCCTCTTCTAAAAGCTATTAGAATTGCTGCGTTGTTTGAAGATGATGTACCTAATGAGGTAATGTATCCTGCTGTTGGGTGTGGAGATTGCCAGCCTAGTGATGATGATTGGTGCAAAAACCCTTTGGACAAAGAGTTTGCCCTTCCTGGATATCTAGAGAAACAAGTGCTCGAACTTACATCTCAAAAACTTCTGCAAACATATTTCAGGCTTGATACAGATATGACAGATGATGGAATAGATGGTCAAGCACCTAACGCTCCAAATACTCGTTAATGAGAGTCAAGATTGACTGGAGAAGTGCAAGTAAAGAAAACTACAATCAGTTCTGTAAGAAACACCCCTCAATAAAGCTAAGCTTTGATGAGTGGAGAAACATCATTTACTCTTTCACAGATGCTTATAAAGAGTACATCCTAGAAACAGGAGAAAGAGCAAAGCTTCCTTTTGGATTTGGAGAGTTTGCCATAAACAAGAAAAAGAGAAGGAAGATTAAGGGTGTTGATGGGAAAGAGTTCATAAACCTCCCAATAGACTGGAAAAAAACTAAAGAGAAGGGTAAGGTAATTTACAACTTTAACTACCACAAAGAGGGTT